ATCATGAATACTACAACATCATTCTCATACCCGCAAACATTATATACAAACAATCACGTCGCCGGTGTCACGACACCCGCACCCGCACCCGCATTCGCGGTGAACGACCATTTAGAACGCCTCAAAAAATCCCAGCACATTCTTGAAAAATACCCAGACCGTGTCCCGCTCATCATCAAACCATCCGCCAATGACCGCGATGCGTTCCCGATTGACAAGTCAAAATACATCACACCGAGAGATTTGACATTACTCCAACTTCAGCAAATTATACGCAAGCGTATTCACTTTCCGGCAGAGAAGGCACTCTATATGTTTATCAACAACAAGCTTTTTCCCATAACTTCTATGGTAGGACCAATCTATGATGAACACAAGGACGCCGACGGGTTTTTATATATCACATATTGCCAAGAAAGCACATTTGGCAACTCCATCAACCCAGCATAAATAACATATATAGACACAAAGGTGTGTATTCATATACTATATATGTTATCATTTCTCTATAAAATAAAAAATAACATACGCGATAAATTAAAAAGTAAACATAGTGTATCAAGAACGCCACAATACGAGGTCGTTACTGGTTCAACAAGTATGTTAGACCATAACCAGGACAACGACGACGACGACACCCACGACAACGATCACGACAACGATCACGACAACGACGACAACGACACGATCACAATGTTTCGCGCCAAAATTGACAAGAAAACGGTAAAAAGCGATTATGAGTTACAAGCACTTCTCCGAATCATAAATCTACATTCTATTGATATAGAAGATCTCATACTGGAACCCCGATATGAAGAAGCAATTCGTAATATTCCGGGTGCTTCAGACATCTTAAAAATCAAGATGCGACTATTGTATATCATCATTGCGCTTAATATATATCGCGACCTCTTTGAAGAAAAAAAGAAATATCATTCGGAAAAAACATCGCAATATATCGGCGTGTTCCAATATAATGGCTATATATTGCGTATTGACGACTCGCCTTATAGTTTTATCAACGAAAATGAAGTCATAACCGCATTGCGCGAAACACCAGGGGATATTATTATACGCCCATTCTTGGTTTATATAAACACGAAACGAAATATTAAAAATGAAATATGCGACTGTCGCGAGAAGCGATGTGACTGTAGTTATTACGATAATGCGAGTAGACACCCAGGTATGGGCGCACTCTCAACCCAAGCGTTGCTATTATATAATAAACTACGTAATAGTTCGGTCTCATTCAGTATCCAGCATTATGTAAAAAATACAGTGACATTATACAATTGGGTAAGGGATAATATCGGAAATACCGTATATAAACAATTCTCAACAATACAACATCCCTTTTATATTAAATTATTTGAACGATGTGCGCGACTATTGGATGATATTCACGCGTCAGCCGTCGTTCACGGCGACATCAAACCTGACAATATTCTCATCAGAGAACACGACAATTTTGATATCAATCATCCGGAAAAATGTAAGAATTTCACGGTATATTTGATTGATTTTGGATTATCGGGCATCAGTGACGTGGGAGTTGGCACTGGCGGAACGATTCCATATTGTCATCCCGAATTCAAAAATATCCGCGATACGAATAAAGCTAGTAAGTATCATTGGAAGACGCTTCAACTCAAACACGATGTATGGTCGCTCGGCGTTATGTTTATCACAATGTATATCTATCACGATTTCTACAATTATTATTACAAATACCCGGATTATTTTTTCACGGCGGATGGGTATGTGTCATCACTAATCATTGGGGTTATAGCTCATAAAAAACTCAACGAGTTATTTACAGAAATTTTATCGGCGGATTGTATCCCTGTCGGCGAGGCGTGTCTTTTATTGAAAGATATGACGGCGTAATGACCCATACATATTACAATGCCGTCGCAGTCGGTTCTGGCCCGGTTGCGTTTAGGTCGTCGTTTTTAGGGGGGTCTGTGGCGGCGGAGGTAGCTGCGGCCGCGAACGTGGTCTCTAGATTATTGACGTCTATTATCGCCGACGACGACGACGACGACGGCGGCGGCGGCAGCACCTTATCTGTCATCGCATTCATAATACTATACGGGTTAGTTCCGCGTAATGATTTGGGTAAATATTGCTCGTCTACGGACGGTGCATATTCGGGTATAGCCGTCACCCCCGTGGTGGGGGTGACGTTTGCGGTAGTGTCCTTGTGACGGGATGACGCCGACGGGTTATCATCACCTGCCAGTGTTGTATCCTGGAACTCTCCTTTCCCGATGGCCCGTTTTTCAAGTGTATCGCGCTTTATATTCATATTCTGAAGGAGATTCAATAATAAGGATGGAACAATGGCGAGTGTATTCATATGTGTGCGATATTTAAAAGAACAAACACTCGTTTCGTGAGAGTTAAACTGGATACTATACCACCAATACGCGGGAATAAACATAACCATCCCCTGGAATAATTCCACCTCAAGTGTCTTGATTTTATCAAAATCGTCCTGGTATTCGGGCTGGACCTTCCACGGGTTCACCGGCGAACGGAATTCTAAAATATCATAATCATTGATTGGGTATAAATACCGCGTGTCTTTGGGCGGGATTAACAGTATCTTCACACTCCCTTGTGTCACCAGGAAATAATTGCGATAATTCACTTCATAGCGGAGCGGGGTTGTAGTTCCAATAGACGCCATCATAATATCATACATACACGCAGAAACCATATAGGGTCGCAGAAAATCGTCATTTAATTGGAAGATTTTGATGAGTCCGGTGTCATCTATAAAATCCGTATTTCGTTCACTAATGTATTTCATTTCTGTGTCTTTTTTCAGGACTTCGTGCGCGATTTTGAATGTAACGGGGATGTATAATACAACTTCATTTTCTGTCCCTTTCTGCTGTGTTTTGGTTTTACCAACATCGCGAATATTGATATCAAATGCGCGATAATTCGTATGAATTCCCTGGTAGGATAACTGGCTAAGAACGTGTTCGTTATAATACTCAAATGTAGTCGGCTGTCTTATATCACATACTTCTTCTAAACGCTGTTTGGAGGGTTGTTCTATTTCATAGACTTCTAAATCATTACTTCGTTTCAAATGAAAATGGATATGTAAATACAGAAATAATACGATACAAAAAATAAAAATTGAAACGACTAGCATTGTAAGTATGAATACTATTAAATATTCATATTTATACTTCTTTTTTTTTACGCGTGATTAGATTTCGTTTATAATGAGGGCGATTTGGTCTGGAAAATGCGGCATTTCGGAATGCTCTTCCTCGGCAGAGGCTTCCTCCTCGGGGGCTTCCTCGGGGACGGCTTCCTCCTCGGGTGCTTCCTCGGGTGCTTCATCGGATTCGGTGGGGGCTTCGTCAATAATCTGTGCTGGTTCTGTATCTGGATCAGCAATAATGACATTTCCGGATGAACTAGACAGCACAATTTCGGTCATTTCAGGCTGATACAATCCATCCCCATCCAACCCATTATCTTGAAAGACGATTGGCTCATTTGGTTCGGGGGATGTCATTGCCGTCGACGACCCAGTTGTATTCAATAGGCGCAATAACATTGTATTCATTTCGTTCATCATTTGTTGCTGTGAATGGATAAGAGAACGCAATTCTTGGTTTTCCTTGACAAGTGGCTCAATCTTCATAATCACATCCGATAGATTCGTATCATTAACAATCTTATCCACAATACCTTCTACAAATTCGCGACTATTCGTTAAATCTCTCATAACAACTTCCATCAATAGCTCTTGTTCTTCCTCTTCGTCGGCGTCATTATCGGCGCCATTATCGGCACCCGTTTCTCTATTCGCGCTATCTTCTTTTATGGCCGGAAGACTATTCGCCGACGCCGACGCCGATGACGCCGACGAATGTAAATAATCCAACTGCTGGAGGATATCTTGTATCACATTATCGTGTTCTTCCAGTTTTGCGTCGTGGGATTTTAAAATAACAATTGGTGGTGGAAATACGCCTGTTTCGTTTATCATACTCACGAAGGGCGTCATTTGGCCTTGTGTCCGAGGAGGCGCCGGTCCTCGTGATTGTGCTTGTGTGTGTGCTTGTGCGTGTGCTTGTGCGCGTGCTTGTTTGATTGCTTCTATTTCCGCCGGCGTTTTATATTTCGGGTTCTTTCGCGGGATTCCCTTTTCATAAATAAACTCGGGTTCGTCGATAGATGGTATCGCCATTTGCGCAAGTTGATACTGTTGCTCTTGTTCGCGCTTTCCCCTTTGTTGCTGTTCTGCCTGCTCCATCTGTTGTGCGATTGCCATCTTTTGTTTAAGAATTTGGGTTTGGATTTCGTTTTGTTTTTGAAGAACTCGTAATTTGTCAGTAGGTATCGCGTTTCCTTGTGTCTGTATCGCTTTGGTTCGCGCAGCGATTTGTTGCTTAATCAGTTCTATGTTTTCATATATATTTATCGGCACATTTGGGGAAGATTCGTGTGGAAGCGTATACTGTGGCTGGGGATTATGTTCCGGAAATGTTTGGTTCATCAGCTGTTGCGCTGTAGGCGTTGTTCTATTATAATAGGCGGACGATTGTGCCGATGATGAGAGACCACCACCGGCGCCCATCGGAGAAGAAGAAGCCCTACGCTTTCGCGCGGCTGACAATGCTGCGTTACCACTCATTTCGGTCGGTCGGTCGTAAAGATTATAAAATGTAATAACACATTAATTCTATATTATTTTCGCATTTTCATCTTCAATGCGTCATAACTTTCATAATTCAATACGCGAAAATCAGAAAATGTATAGTCATTGATATCATCTCTCAAAACCGAGATTTCAACCCTCGGAAACGCGAGTGGACGACGCAATAATTGTGTTTTCATTACATCCATATGGTCGTCATAGATATGCGCGTTTCCTAAATGATATACGAATTCGTGAGGGACCAATCCGCAATGTTTCGCGAGGATGTGCGTCAAAAAGCTATAGGATGCGATATTGAATGGAACACCTAACCCCACATCACCACTGCGTTGATACAATGCGCATGAAAGGCGATTCTGGTTATCAACATTAAACTGGCATAGGATATGGCACGGGGGCAGGGCCATCTCGTCCAACTGGCACGGGTTCCAGGCGGACATAATCAGTCTCCGCGAAAATCTCTCGGTAGGATGCTTCAGGCACCGAATAATATAGGCGAGTTGGTCTACACCCTTTCCTGTATAATCCGTCTCGTGGTTCTCGTATGCGGCGTTGAAGTGGCGCCATTGATGGCCGTAGATGGGGCCGAGGTCGCCTTCGGCGTAGTGCGCGAGACCGCGCGATTCCATAAAATCGTGTGACGCATTATCGTCCCAAATGTGGACGCCGGCGTCTTGTAAAATGCGGTTGTCGGTTTTACCTTGGATGAACCACAGGAGTTCTTTGAGGCAGGTTTTCCACGCCACTTTCTTCGTGGTGAGAATCGGAATCGTCCCTTGTTCTAATGAGAATACCATTCCTGCGCCGAATATGGAAAATGTAGACCCATTGCGACTGACGTGTTCGTTGTTTTGTTCTATAATATCGTGGATGAGATTTAGGTATTGGTATTCTGCGTGGGGGGGTGTGGTGGCGGTGGTGGCAGTGGCGTTGTCGTCGCCGGTGCTTTTTATGGCGTATTGTGTTAGACCCGCCGTATTGTCGACGCGGTAATGCGGAATACTGTTAATACGTGAGAAACGACGGAGCATTGGACTTATAATAGAAAATACTACAATAACTATTATTATTGAGTTCTGTTTAATTCCATATCCATTCCATTTCATTCCATTTCATTCCATTTCATTCCATATTCCATATATTTTATATATTCGCCGGTATATATATACTCAACAATGGAGGCATTTGAAGAAACTGTAAAGGAAGGAACGAAGCGTGGTAGCTCATTTGTAGACCATGTATTTCGTTTAGACGAACAGCAGCAAGGCGTCTTATTGAATATCGTCCAATATACCATCATCGGATTCATCCCCATCCTCGTTATGTTATACCTGGTTCGCACCTACGTCCCCGAACCAGACGACCACAAGGCGACATTGATGATTTTATTGGAAATCATCGGGCAAATCCTGTTTATGTTCGTGTTCATCTATTTTATCCATCGTTTAATAACATATGTCCCCACTTATTCTGGATACAGGTATAGCGATTTCAACTTTACCACGACAATTTTAGGAATATTGATGATTCTCTTGAGTATTAAAACAAAGTTGGGCGAGAAGGTCCAGATTGTCGTAGAACGCACGATTGAACTCCTGGGCGGTGAGACGAGTTACAATGGCACTGCGGGTGGCGGTAGCGGTGGCGGCGCACAGGGTGGAAGTGGCGCAGTCCGTATCACTCAACCCCTCTCCCAGCCGTATGCCGGAGGTATGCCCGGCGGAATGGTCGGTGGCGGAATGGCGCCTCCTAATCCCGTCCTCACGACGAACCGTAATACCGGCACCGCGGACTACGGTCTCTCGCAGGCATCCCAGCAACAGCAACACTTCAACAGCACTTACGCGCAGAATGTCGGCGGTGGAATGCCTGGCGGGATGATGTCATTTGAGCCTATGGCGGCCAATGAGGTGATTGGGTCAAAGTTTTAGACTTGCGGGTGCGACTGGGAATAGAATTATAATATTATCAACAATAGTTTTGAATAATATTATAAGAACAAATTTATTGGTTATATTCATTGGCATTTGCAAAATCGCCCATCGCCATCACAGCACCTGAATTTTACCATCTTATATAATTGTGCGTACCCGGGGTCATCACTTTCGCCGGCATCCATATCATTAAATAATATACCAATAATTAGTTTCACAGTCATAATATTACAGATTTCTCTATTTTTGAACTTTTTTTGAAACCCAGAACCGAATTTATCCATACAGTCAATTGAAAATGCGGTTGCTCTTATAGCACATCCAATCGTCTGTGATATATTTTCGACCCATTCTGGATTTTGATTTTTTGTCAGTTTGAGTATTTCAATCTTCAAACTTTCTTCAACCTCACACGAATATTGAATACCATAACTCTCACCGTCACATCCAGACCAAGTCCATTTATCTATGGCATTATCTGAAACTACTTTTAAAATGTTTTGTTTGAATGTTTCAACATGTGCTTCAAGGTCTGATTCATTATCATAATAAATATTATTCATATTTGTATTTCATTTATTATATTTATAACTTTAAGCCTTTATCGTATGTGATGTTATTGTAACAATTTCACCCTCAAGTCGAGGAAAGGCGACAAAATAATATAAAGATTTTTATATTATTTTATAAATGGAAGCAAACATACAACATATTAATATTTATGATGATGGGCTAATTGAAATGGTTGTAATTTGTAATAATTGTAAACATACGAATTATCATACTATAACTCATTCATCTACAAAAAAAGGTGATAAAACTACAATTGACTTTTCTAAATTAGGTAAAAGGTGTTGTGATAATTGGCACGGAAATAATGGAAAGAGCCCGAAGTGTCCTGCCGATTATAAATTATATATGTAAAAATATCAAATCAAATATTCAAGGGTGTAAATAGCACATTCACTTCTCAATGAAAATCTCTCGCTCTATACTTTTCATAATCTTACGTTCACCAATCGGGTCATCCTTGATTTCGTGAAGGACATTACTAATCATCTTATGATGGAATTCCTGGAGTCTACTATTCGTCTCCCACCCCGGATGTAAATCCATCCACTTTTTAATCGCAAAATACTCTTTATTGGCGATATCCACAAACGCCCGGCGCATCAGCGCGTTCCCTTCATCTCTCGCCCACTGGTGATTGTCCCGGACATAAATCGTGTCCCGCTTCTGGTCCGTACAATGAATCGGGCGTTTATACAAGTCTATTTGTTTCAATCCGTCAATCATAACTTTACTAATGCCCTCCACAAGTCCCTGATTCCGTGTATACGTGAGATCGTCCATCGTGATTTCAAGAGAATTAACAAAGTCCGAGAGATTGACCGCGTCTTTACACTGTTCATTCAGGAAAAAGTTCAGATTAAACTGGTTGTTATTCGTGTTATTGACAATAATATTCCGTTCCTTGCTTAACTCTACGATTTGCTTTTGTAGGGTTTTATTCTGGTCTAATAACTCAAACACGAGAGAATTGACGAGAGATTTCTTGTTTCGTTTCTTACCGGTAGTAAGCGCCGAAATCATTTTCCTAATATAATCCTTCAATCTCTCATTTTGTTCGGTCAGAAGTTCGGCGGTGGTCGTTGACACCGACGACGGACACGTATCACTGTCGTCGTCGTCGTGGTCATCGTCATCGTCGTCGCGGTCGTCGCGGTCATCGCATTCGCTATCTCCGTCGCTAGACGTGTTGTCATATACCGGGGTTTCAGATATTTGGACGGATAATTCTGGTTCTGTGAACTCCGCATAATGAAAGACTCCGGTGCTTGTGTCGTCTATTTTCCCCGCCTTTTTTTTAGATTTGAAACGATAGCGCACAATCTCGGTGTCGTCGTCATCGACGGCATCGTCATCGACGGCATCGTCGGCACCCGCGACGGGCCCGGGTAATGGCGTAGTAATCACCAGCGAAGCATCCGGGACCGGGACTATTTTACTCATAGATTGATTATGTTGAAATTGAAGGCACGTTGATGTATGTTTGTAATAACTTGAACGGTGCGCATAGGTTTTTTTACATAGACACGTATATTTCCCTTCATTTGTTGTCTGGTTTGAAACTCCCCCGTCCAAAATGGGCCGCGCCGCCGCTGCGGCCTTTCCATCGGCGAAAATATTTGGTTTAAAATCAGGAATTTCATAATTGGTTTCGTCCATTGTTTCATCGTTCAAATTTGGTTTCATTTTCATAATATATAAATGGGTCCGCTCCTTGGCCCGGGATTCGTTATTACAAGAACATTCCTCCAAAATCGTACACTTCCAATTCGCCCAACCGCCGCTCTTCCGAATACAATCGTATAATCTCGACGAATGGGAAAGTTCCAAAGTCTCGCGCTTGTGCTTATACTTGCGCTGGGTTAGATTGGTTGTATACGAAATATATGCGTCTGAACTCCCCTTTATTTTACAAGTTAGTTGGTAAATATACGTCCTTGAGTAGTCAACATACTTCCGTGGCATTTTTCACCGGTTGAAACTTATATAAATCTATACTATATCTCTATTATTTATTCTGTGTCAACACACTGACCGCGCACTTTTCATCGGCGGGCCGACTACACCCTTACCATAGTTTGGTCTATATATAGCATTTCTCACTCAAAAACATGAAAAGTCAGTGTGCGGGTTCACACCCGATTTGTCTTAAGTGCATTTTGACATTCTGGTGATTTTGGCAACATTTACACCATATTCAGTCACATCACCAGAAATAAAAAAGCTATATATCCCGCTAAATCAAAAAGGGTAAAGTGGTCCAAAAAAATAAATGTCCAAATCCCGGTTTGGCCGTTTGACTTTTAAAACGCGATTTTTCGCACATTTAGCCTGACGAGAGCATAATCCGTGAATTCAGGCATATGACCGCGAATATCCCGCGGGACATCGGTAAGGCATTTTCACCGACGTCGGCTACACGCCATTTTCCGCCACGACCGCGCCATTTTTGCCCTTACTGACTTTTCAAAAAGCTATAAGATAATGCTATATATGCTTTGTTTTTCAGTAAGGCGGTCGTATTTTGGGCGAAAACCCGAACATCGTCGGGTCGCGCACCTCCCCCACCATCGCGTGTATGTGTAATAAAATCCGTGTATGTGTAATAAACACATACCGGTGTATGTATGTATTGGATGAAGAAGACGGTCGTTGTTGATTTGGAGTATATGCGACCGACGGTTCCTAGTAAAGCGCGGTCAAGGTCCGTTAAACGGGGTATATCTAACGCCGGCAGCGGCGGCGAAGATGAAGACGGTGACATCGGAACTTTACTAGAAAAGCACCAAAACGACGACGTCTACGACGGATACGACGGATACGACGACGGGGACCACACCGAGGACGAGGCCGAGACTGCCTCGTCATCCTCCTCTTCGGGTGACTCCTCCTCGCCAACAACAACAACCACCGCCCCACAGAGGCATCCCAGTATCCGGGACGATGATTACGCGGTGGATTCGGATGAAGATTTATTACAATCGGTTCTTGATGAACCCACATTCCCGCTGGATATTAATGCGATATTATCTATTATGAATAAAACAGAGAATAACACGATTGCGAATATGACGCTGAAGAAGATCGCCGTGCGAAGACACGAAATTCTCTCATCGTTGAATTTGACACCGGAGAAGATGGCGGAGTTTGAACGAAAACTAATGATGTACCGCGTGATTGAAACCCCGTATGACCTCAAACACAACCAATTGATCCGATGGATCCCGATGCGGTCGCTTGAAACGCGCCCCTATCTCACACTTGGCGGGACCTTATTCCGCGTCCGCGAAAATGTAGAGGAAGGCGTCCACGTGGTCACAATACGGAATGTAAAACGGTTTGTTTTCAATATCAAATTTGAAGTGAATGTAGTATTTCAGCGACTGAGTCGGGAGGAAATGCTTATCTTGCGCGCGGTGGAATTTGTAGAAAACGACGATGACGACGACGACGACGACGATGGCGATACATCACCGTCGGTGGCAGTAGCCTCAACGAGGTAAAGCCAAATCCCGCGCTGATTTTGTGATATCACTGGTAAAACGAGGACGCAACTTATCGCCACGCGCGGTTTTACACCGAAAACCGTGGCGACGTAGCCCCCTATTGTTGAAAATAGACTGGGTGCAATATGCGATACGGCGACTTTTTTCAATGGATTCACGCCGTTTGCGTGCGCGGGTCATCATCGTTGGCGCATTCTTCGCAGTCTTTGGCTTGATACAGCTACACAACTTTTCAGCGAGAATACGATGGGCGCGGGATTTTGCGGTCTTTGTAGAAATGGCAGCCAATGATGCGGAGCGCATAGGTCTAGACCCGCGATGATAATGACGAAGAATTGTGATATAATCATCGCGGGTTAATCGCATATCTTTATCAATATCGCTGTCTGTATATTTCGGAGACCGCCGCATTATAGTATTATAGTATTATAGTATTATAGTATTATAATATATTACTATATAATGGCGTCATCATCTACGCCACACTCAAAAAAACGACCCAAAGTGGTCGTGTTTGATGTGGACGAGACACTCGGTAATTTCGCACAATTTTCTTTATTTTGCCACGTATTAGAAGACTATTTCAATAAACCAGATATTACATATCGCCATTTCAATGATTTAGTTGATTTATACCCGGAGATTATACGCCCCAGTATGTTACGCATATTAGAATATATCCGTAAAAAGAAGAATGCGGGTGTTTGTAGTAAGGTTATGATATATACCAATAATATGGGTCCGGATAAGTGGGTGGGTCATATTCGCCAATATTTTGAATATAAACTGCGCGCTATGGTCACACCCCCCGCTACCAGTGACGACCTCGCCATCGTCCCTCCATTATTCGGGCATACGATTGGTGGATTTAAGTCGCAGTCGCAGTCGGCGGTGGCGCCTGCGTCGTCCGGCGATGCATTCCCGCAACGTTCCACAAAAGAAAAGACCGTCCGCGAGTTCATCCGTTGTTCCCGTATGCCGCCTGATATTGAAATATGTTTTCTGGATGACGTATATCATCCTAAAATGACGGATGAACGCGTATATTATATCAAACTACAGGCGTATCATTTCCACATTCCATTTCATATGTTTGTTATTCGGTTTTTAAATAGCCGGTTATACCGTGATGTATTTGATGGGTTCAAGGTCCCTTCTATAACACCTGCATTATCAGCCATCGCTAAAAAACAGGTTCTATCCATTGAACTCAACGACCTCTTTGTAAAATACGCGAATCTTTCAGAATATGATGCGAAATCGCAACAACGAAAAATGAACCCGCGCGAGATTGATGAAATCATCAGCAAATATATATTATACCATCTTCAGCAATTTTTCCGGGATGGACCCCCGCCACTGCGGTCAGCACCGTCTCATCAACGCGCCAACAAGAATACCAAAAAAAATAGGTATTCTGGCACCGCTGCCACCACCGCCACCGCGAGTGTATTTTATGTAGATAAGGCCACTGCTGTAAAGAATATGCGTAATAAGACAGTTCGCAACAGGTAGGTAGGTAGGTAGGTAGGTAACTCTACCTACAGCCACCGCATTTCACCGGACGCAGTCATAACTACGACCCGGTCTCCATTTGCTTCCGCTGCGGCAATCGCTTCTGCTGTCGCAATCCGGGTTTCTGGGGTAGAGTGCATTTCGTCAAGGTAGACAATTCCGGATTCTCGGCGCGCGATAACCCGCCGTCTCGCATCTTCCAAATCCTTCGCTGATTTTCGTTCGCGTTCGGCTGCGACCCAGCGTTGATGACGCATATTTGACGTGTGTTTGTCCCAGTTTCCTTGCGGACCGCGCCATCCACACTGACAGCTAACCGGACGCACGATTTCCAGTTCGTGAACCGTGTCATTAAACAATCGCTCCATAATAAGCTGAATTGCGTGATGAAGCACCATCGGGCTCGTTTCGTATCCGGCATTTCCTTCCTCTGGTTTGTAATTGAGAAGCAACTGGAAGATCTCGCGTTCGTCCCCGCGATGAACGAGGTTATAACTGTCGCTCAAGTAAATACTTGAGTCGCTGCCACACAGTTCCACGACGATGTC